AGTCCATCGGTTTCAGCCACGACCCCGAAGCCACCGTCGCCATGCGTGCCGCATCCACCATGACCCGCGAGTTCATCCAGCAAACCGGGATGGTCTTGGTGCGCGATAAGATGATTGACTCAGGCGTGGCTGGATGAGACTGTGCATCAGGTTATGAGCAAGACGATCCTCATTGGCAAAGACGGAAGGCTCCCGCTACAGATGCGCGGGGCTAAAAATTCTCCGGCGGAGAAACCGGGAATCATCGGCAAGACCGTCGTTGTCCGGCTCACCCCCGACAGCCACCCCATCGCAGGCGTGGTCAAAGGATTGGACGGCAGCACCGCCGAGCTACGGCTCGCACTGCCCAACCACGACGGTCTCCTTGTGGTGAGCAAGGACGCCACCATCCGGGTCAACCGCGATGATCTCCAAGTCATTGACGCACCGTTCAAGGATACCGACGTGCGCAAGTGGGAGAGCAACCAGCCTGTCACCTCCAAGGCCGCGAAGAACATCACCGATGGGGACGGCAACATCATCGACTACCGGGACGTTACCTTTGATGGCTTCGCCTCCACCTTCGCAGAGACCACCCCGGAAGACCGGGACGGCGACAACATTCCGCAGGGCGCATTCCGCAACCTGCCCGAGTTCCGGCAGAACCCGGTCATGCTCACCGACCACACCCGCCGGGTGCTGAACCTGATGGGGAGCTACTCCCGCGTGGCACCCAACGAGCGCGGGCTGGCAGTCACCGGGAACCTGACCAACTCCATGCACCCGGATGCCGTTCACACGCGGGCACTGGTTGCCGAGGGCCACCTCAAGACACTCTCCATCGGGGGCGCGTTCTTCTACGACGACGACTTCCGCACCATCCTTGAAATCCTCCTTTACGAAACCAGCCTCGTCGTGGTCCCGGCCAACCCCGATGCACTGTTCCAAGTGCGCGGATTGGATGCCGACTTCGCGGAGAAGGCGTTCCGCTACCACGCGAAAATGCACGGTGGCGAAGTTCGTTTGAAATCCGCCGCTTGACTTGCTGTGGATTTTCAGAAAGAGTGACCACGTTCTACATTTTCTCCTCAAGCGTCTGAACCCCGAGTGGTAGTAGGCTCGCCAGCAGAAAGCCGAAGAAAACCGCCCCGCTAACAGGGGCACCAACCTGACTAAAACAGACACATGAAATTGAAACTGCTCAAGTCGCTGGCGGCACTGCTTGCAATTACCGCCACCGATCTCACGGACGATCAGAAGTCCACCATCACTTCCCTGACCAAGCAGGCCAAGGAAGATGCCGGGATGAAGGAAGTTACTGCGGATACCGTAGCAACCCTCATCGAAGCCCACAAGGACGAGAAGGATGACTTTGAAGTGAAGGCTCCCACGGAGACCACCGAGAAGGAGCTTGCCGATCTCATCACCACCGCAGTCGAGAAAGCTCTCACTGGTTCCGGCATTGATGACGACAAGATCACCGCCGCCGTCCAGAAGGCCATCGCTGATGCGGTCAAGGAGAACGGCAGCAATGCCCTCACCCCTGACGCCATCGAGCAGATCATCGTCAAGCACGCGGGAGGCCAAGGCATCGACAAGGATGCACTGGTTGCGGAAGTCAAGGCGGCTGTGCCGTCCGACGTTCTCCGCGCCGCCGATCTCGACAAGATCCTCGACCGCTTCGCCAAGTCCGTGCGCACCCCATCGAAGGCCGCTTTCCCGGCCAACGAATACGAGCGCGACTTCCCCATCGAACACCGCCAAGGCAACCTCACGGTCGGCCAGAAGCAGTTGCTCAACACCTGCTTGCTTCACGTTTCCGAAAGCAAGAAGGCTGAGATGCGGGAGAAGGGTCTGGAACTGCCGAAGTCTCAGAACGACGGCATCTCCAAGGACCAGCTCTCGCACGCCAAGCAACGTGGCGACTATGCCATCAAGATGGCTCGTCAGCGTGCCACCTACGGCAAGGCCATCACCACTGGTGGTGCCAACTCCGGCGCGGACCTGATCCCCACGGACCTGTCCGGCGAACTCATGCAGCGCATGTATCTCGAAAGCCAACTGGCGAACGAGATGGTGTCGCAGGAGATCGACATGCCGACCAACCCGTTTGAGTTCCCGCTCCGCACGACCCGCACTACCTTCTACAAGGGCAGTGAGGCTCCCGGTTCGGACCCGACGGAAAGCACCCCCGGCACGGACCTCATCACGCTGAACGCCAAGAAGCTGATCGGCTACTCGGAATACAGCTACGAGGCCGACGAGGATTCCATCGTCGCCGTCCTTCCGATGTTGCTCGACAACATGGCGCAAGGCGCAGCCGACGCTCTGGAGGATGCCATCATCAACGGTGACACCGCCGCGTCTCAGGACTCGGATGCTTCCGCTGGTGACGCTTCCACCCTGTTCGACGGTCTGCGCAAGCTGGCCATCGCGGGTTCGCTTACGAGCGACCTGTCCACGGGTGGCATCTCCTTCGCGAACATCCTTGCCATGCGCAAGATGCTCAAGCGTTGGGGCGTCCGTCCTCGCGACCTGCTCATCGTCGTCGGCCCGCAGGGCTACAACGACTTCGTTGGTCTTGAGGAAACCCTCACGTTCGACAAGGTGGGCAACCAAGCCGCCGCACGCATCCTCACGGGTGAAGCTGGCAGCATCGGTGGCATCCGCCTTGTGGTCAGCTCGCAGGTGCGGGAAGACCTGAACGGCTCTGGCGTCTATGACGGTTCGACTACCTCCAAGGGTTCGTTCCTCATGGTTCACCGCCCTTCTTGGATTCTCGGCGTGAAGCGCCAGATGACCGTCGAGGTGGACGTGAACCGCAAGCGTCAGGTCAACGAGGTGATCGCTTCGTTCCGCCGGGACTTCGTGCCGCAGGAGACTCCTTCGACCACCCTGCCCTCGGTCATCCTTGGCCACAACTACGACGCCTAATCCGCGTCACAAATTCCTCGTTGGTGGACTTGCCCTCCCTGACGCTGGTAGCAGCCCCCTTCTCGGTTCACGCCGGGGAGGGGGTTTCTCATTTCTACGCCGGAGAAACAGGCCGCGCATCCGTGTGGTTGACATGGTGCTTGCGTTGACGTAGAACATGGGTGGCCGCTACCGCCACGTCAGACAATGAAAAGAGTCACCTACGTTTCAAAAACACCAGTCAACCTTGGCCGCTTCGGTCAAGTCCACAAAGGGCAAGTTCTCGACCTGTATGAGCATGAGTGGTTGGGGGTCGAGGGGGACAAGCGTTTCGACTACAAGCCCGCCGAGTATTCCAAGGCCGAACTACAGGCCGCGTCCGATGCCATGCCCTACGGGACGCCAGTGTTCGACCTGCGGACAATCCCATGGGACTACCGCAACCTGTTCACTTCGCTTGAGGCGCGGTCAGGCAAGAAGCGCCTGCTCAAGATCATCGCCGCCATGCGTCACGTCGGGGCACCAGTGCGGGAGGTGAGCCAGCATGAGCCACGCACCCTACTGGTCGATGCCATCGTGGAAGCTGCCGCCCTTTGCGGGTGGCTGTCCCTGACCAAGTATGACTTGCACGCTCTGCCCGATTCTAAGCCATCGACCAAGCCGAAGGCCACACCTAAGCCCAAGCCGGAGCCGAAGGCCGCAGGGCCAGCCTCTGAGCCGGAGGCCACCCGACCTACCAAGCCGGCTCGCCGCAGGACACGACGCAAGAAACCAACAACCAAGAAAACGAAAACATGAAAGCAAATTGGGGAACACTCTACCGCCTACTGATGGCTGGTGGCAAGTATTCCGAGAAGCACGTTGAGAAGGTCAAGTCGCAATTCCAAGCGGCAGACGCCGATGGCAAGGAAGCCATTCTCAAGAAGTATCAGGGTTCGGCCAAGAAGGCCGGACAGAACAAGTCGCTGCAAGGCGACGGTGACACCAAGGCCGATGAGCCCAAGCGGGCACGCGAGGACGACGGCACCTACAAGGGCGACGATCCATCCACCCCGGATAAGAACGAAGCCTTCGACCCACCCAAGAAGCGCTCTACGAGTAGCACCGTCAAGGTGAACAAGAGCGGCAAGAAAGGCTGATAGCCTCACCTCCTAACAAGTCATGTCCACCACCCTCCTCCGCCCCTACACCACACGCGCCGAAGTTCAACGGGAGACCAAGAACTCCGGCAGCGAGTTGGATGACTGGTATCTCCAGTGCATCAACCTCGCATCGCGCTATGTCGAAGAACGGTGCAAGCGGGACTTCTGGTTCCACGACCACAGTGCTACGGCATACGTCGTAGATCGGAGGCGGGTGCTGGAGGACGTGGTGGTGCTGCCCTTCCCGATCATCACCCTGACCGAGCTGCGGGTATTCTCCGACGTATCCCTGCCCAACGATCCGAATGACGTGTGGGATGCGGACGAGTATTACTTCGTCGCCGGGGAGCCGTCCATCCATGCCGAGGCGGAGACCGACTGGAAGTTTGCCGGGGCAAGCGGTCGCTTCGGCTCCTACCCGTTCCGTGGCTTCCTGCATATCAAGGGAACCTTCGGCTACCCACTGGCCACCGAGTTTGAGGAAGGCTTCGAC